AGACATTCGGTTCGGCCGGCGCCGATGAACTCGACCTGGTCGGTTGCACCCTGGCGTATATGGCGCGGGGATGAAGCTCGAGACGTTCCTGAAGATCGAGGCCGCGGTCGCCCGGGCGACGTCAGGTGCCTGGGTCGATCAGGCTCAGGACCTGGCCGGCACCCTCGACGCCGCGCTGCGCGAGGGCCGATTCGTCGACGCCCATGCGGCGATCAGCGCGATCGACCTGGGCAAGGTGATCGAGCAGTCGCGTGGTACCCTGGAGACGCTGGGCACCTCGGCGCTCCTCTTCGGCGCCTCACAGGCGTCCGGGAACGCCTCCAAAAGTCTCCTCATGCAGGACCCGGAGGTCCGGGACATCCTTACCCCCGCCATCGACCAGATGAAGGCCTCGGTGGCTGAGCTGGCAGAGGAGCGGATCAAGCTCCGGCTGCGCCGGATCGTCGACCTGGTCGAGGCGGACGGAATCGACGCGCCCGGCTTGAAGAAGACGGAGGAGGCCGACGATCTCGCCCAGGCCCTGCTGAGGGCGACCGTCGGCGACGGCCGGGCGACCTTCGACATCCAGGCCAATCTGACCACGTCGCGGCTGATCAGCTACGGCTTCCTGGCCGAGGCCACGGCCCGTGGCATCACCACCTACCAGGTGTCCGAGGTGCTCGACACCCGGACCTGTCCGGTGTGCCAGTACATGCACGGCAAGACCTTCGAGGTGGCGCAGGCGTTCTCCCGGGTCGATAGGGCGCTGCGGACCCAGGACCCGAACGATTTGCAATCGATTGCACCCTGGCCACGCCAGGATGTCGAGAGCCTCGACCGGCTGTACCAGACGCTGCCGGCCGACTTGCAGGCCCAGGGCCTCGATGCGCCGCCCTATCACCCGTTGTGCCGCGGCGTGATGCAGACGGTAGGCACGGTGACCGAGGAGTTCCCGCCCGGATCGAAGCGCTGGATCACCGAGGAGGGCCCTGCGACCCAGGCCGAGCAGGCAGGTACGCCAGGTGCGGCGGCGTTTGCCAATTCGCCAGTGAAGTTCGAGAATGGGGTGACCGATGCTCGACTGACCAAGGCGGAGATCTTTGAGCATTATGGTCGGGTGATGGACCGCAACAACCTGCTGGACCGCAATGACATAGCGGATGCGGCTGTGCGTAGTGCGGTCAGCGATTACATCGGCGAGGGTCATCGCACGATCAATGCCGAGCTGCGCCAAGGGAGTCTCAGTTCCGACATCAAACCTACGGTCGAGCTTATCGACAGCGCGATGGTGCCCCTGCAGACGGATGAACTGGTGTTCCGCGGTGTTCCGTCCAAGACGTTTGGAGGGCGCACAGAGTTGGATGATCTGGTCGGATCGGTGATCACCGATCTGGGCTACTCGTCAACCACGGTGGCGCCGGCAAGGGCAGCTTATTTCGGAGGACGGTTTGTCGAGGATACGACGATCTTCCGCATCCGCGTGCCGGCCGGAACCAAGGCGATCGCGGCAGATGCTTGGGACTATGAGGTCCTGCTGGAGCGGGGCACGAAGTACCGGGTGTTGGGTGTGAGCGACGAAACGCTGTTGATCAAGGATAGGCGCAACGAGGATGTGCAGCAGACGGTGACTTTCATCGACGTAGAGGTGGTGCCATGACCGGCGAAAACGACGACAAGCTGGACAAGATGCAGGTGCCACTCAACGAGCTGCTGGTCGACGGCATGCCCTACAGCGAGTTCCAGAAGCAGAAGCTAGGCAAGACCGAACAGCCTCTGCCGCCGCGCCACCCGGACCGGTCTGTCGAAGACTAGACCTGGGGTTCGACGCCGTGTCGATGGTGCAGGTGTTGTACCGCTGCCTTTGCAATTGATTGTACGCTGATTCGACCGCCGGTACGGTTCGGGACGAATGCGATCGTCCGGGGCTGGGAGCCGATGTCGGATCTGACGATCAAGAAGGTCGACCAGGAGCAGCAGCTCGTCTTTGGCGAGGTGTACGCGCCGGGCTATCCCGACAGCCAGGGCGACGTGATGACGCCGGACGACGTCCGCGAGGCCGCCTACGGCTTCATGCGGGCCGGCAACCTGATGAAGGTCGACCTCGAGCACGACAACGTCGAGACCGGCTCCTGCATCGTCGAGAGCTTCATCGCCCGTGATGACGACCCGCTGTTCATCCCCGGTTCCTGGGTGGTCGGAGTGCACATCCCGGACCCGGAGCTGTGGTCGCTGGTCAAGTCGGGCGAGATCAACGGCTTCTCGATGGAGGTCAAGGGCAAGCGCCTGCCGACCGAGATCGAGCTCGATGTTCCGCCCCAGGTGATCGGCAAGACCGACGACGGGGCCGGCCACGACCACGAGTTCGTCGTCGACTTCGACCCCGAGGGCAAGTTCCTGGGCGGTCGCACCAAGCCGGCCGCGGACGGCCACTGGCACAAGATCGTCAAGGGGACGGTCACCGAGCCGGCGGCTGATGGGCACACGCACCGTTTCTCGTTCGTGGAGCTACTGAAATGCCGGTGAAGATGAAGGCCAACCGGCTCGTCGATTGCGAGGTGTCCCACGTCTCGCTGGTAAAGCGGGGAGCCAACCGCATCCCGTTTCGCATCCAGAAGAAGGATGGAGAGATGATCAACCTGAGCACGCTCTTCCAGAAGCGCGAGGCGGCTCCCGCGCCGGCCGTGGTTGCCGCGATCGTCCGCAAGGGCGCCGATCTCGACCTGGTCAAGGCCCGCCTGACCAAGGCCGGCTACACCGTCGACGAGCCGGTCGAGCAGGACGGCGTCCTGGTCTTCCAGCAGCCCGACGCCGCCGGCGACGTCGCCTCGGTCTACAAGATCGACGACGACCTGGCGCTCGGCCTCAACGTCGACATCGCCAAGGCGTTCGAGTCGTTCAACATGGACGACACGACCTTCGGCGAGCTGCTGCACACCGAGGGCTTCTACCCGACGGTCGACGTGGCGATGAAGTCGATGACCTACACCATCCAGAACGTGATGGAGAAGGCCGAGTCCCCGGACGAGGCGGCGGAGAAGATCTCCAAGGCGGTCGACGACTTCCGCAGCTACGTCACGGCGCTGGCCAGCGGTATCCCGGCCAAGGCGTTCAAGACCGAGGCGGTCGCTCTGACCGACGACGAGGTTAAGGCCCTGAAGGCCGACGTCGAGAAGACCAAGGCCGACGCCGCCGCGGCGAAGAAGGCCGAGGACGAGAAGGCCAAGAAGGCCGAAGCGCCGAAGGCCAACTCGGTCGAGCGCTTTGCCAAGAGCCAGAAGGCGGAAGCCGCGGATGACGAGGCCGACAGCGACGACCCGGCCGATCCGGAGACCGCCGCCAAGGACGATCCAGCGCCGGTGGCTTCGGCCGACGACGCGACCCGACAGGTTCTCAAGGCGGTCGAGGAGCTGACGGCCCAGGTGCAGAAGACCGCCGAGAACGTGTCCGGCCTGTCCGACCGCATGACCTCGTTCGAGGAGCGGATCGAAGAGGCCGAGGAGACCGCCCAGAAGGCGGAGAGGGCTGTCACCGGCACGGTGCGCAGCACCGCGGTGGATGATCCGGATGTCCGAGCCCGCAAGTCGGGCAAGGTCAACGGCGCGCCGCCGCTGATGGATACGGCATTTGGTCGGCCAAACTGACCGCAGAGCCGTCCCGTAACCCGATTGTCCGAAGGAACGGAGGACACGATGTCCAGCAATCAGGACCTGCTGCAGAAGGCCGACATGACGCTCGCCGACCTGTCCGGCGGCACCAAGGGTGGTCTTCTGCCCCCGGAAGAAGGGGCCACCTTCATCCGCAAGCTGATCGACCAGCCGGTGATCATGCGGGTGTCCCGTGTGGTCGAGATGAACGCGCCGCAGCGCAAGATCAACAAGATCGGCTTCGGCTCGCGCATCCTGCGCAAGGCCGTCTCGGCGACGGCGCTGACCGAGGCCCAGCGCAGCAAGCCGACCACCGAGCAGATCGAGCTCAACACCAAGGAGGTCATCGCCGAGGTGCGGCTGCCCTACGATGTGGTCGAGGACAACATCGAGCGGGCGACCGCGGCGACCAACTCGCCGTCGAACCAGGCGCAGATGGGCGGTCTGAAGGACACGCTGATCACCCTGATCGCCGAGCGGGCCGCGCTCGACATGGAGGAGCTCGCCATTCTTGGCGACACTGCGTACACCAACGCGGGCGACCAGGACGACGAGGACTACCTGTCGCTGGTCGATGGCTACCTCAAGCTGGCCAACGACAACGGCAACGTGCTCGACGTCGCCAATGCGACCATCTCGCGGCAGATGTTCCGCGACGCGGTCAAGACCATGCCGGACAAGTATCTGCGCAACAAGGCGTCGATGCGGCACTTCATCTCGTTCGACAACGAGACGCACTACCGCGACATGGTCGCCGACCGCCAGACCGGCTACGGCGACGCCACCGTCCAGGGCACCAGCGAGCTGCGCGCCTTCGGCTCGGCGATCACCCCGGTGGCGCTGATGCCGGACGAGAAGGGGCTGTACTGCAACCCGCTGAACCTGCTGTTCGGCATCCAGCGCCAGGTGTCGATGGAGTACGACAAGGACATCACCGCCCGCGTCTACATCATCGTCCTGACCGCCCGCATCGACGTCCAGATCGAGGAAGCCGAGGCGGTGGTCACCTACCAGAACATCGCCGCGGCGTAATCCCGGCGGTGAGCGGCGGCGGGAGGTCCAGGCCCCTCCCGCCGCTGTTGCCTGATCGAAGCAAAGGAGTGCGGACAGGATGCCGAAGGCAGTGCTCAAGGGCCCGGCGAGCTATTTCGTCAAGGGCCTCTCGTTCCGCCGGGGCCAGCCGGTCCAGGTGGACGTGGAGACCGCTCGATACCTGGCGGATACCGGTCAGTTCTCGGTCGACTTCTCGGACGTCAAGCCCCAGGCGCCCCGGGCCGGCGACGGCAGGAAGGGCGGGGTGAAGATCACCCAGAAGGCCAAGGACGATCCGCCCAAGCAGGACGGGGCGAAGACCGAGACCCCGACCGCCCAGGGCGACGTCAAGGCCACGACCGAGAAGACCGAGGCCGCCAATGGGGCCGGCGACGACACCGAAGGCGCGGTGGGCGTCTGAGGCGAGGTGAGCCATGCGTCTGGCGCGCGTGCAGGATTTGCGGGAAGCCATGGGCTTCGACGACATCCCCGATATCAATCGGGCGATCGAGTTCGCGCTGGACGCGGCCACCGGCCGCTGTGCCACCCTGCTGCGCACCGAGTTCGACAACGCCAACATCGCCGACACCTTCTACATCCAGGTCGTCCCGGCCGGGGTGATCTTCCATCCGAAGGTCAAGCTGCGGCAGGGCTTCGTCGATGCCCAGTCGGTCACCGTGTACCGGGCGTCGACCCTGACCCAGCTCGACGACGCCAACTTGCGCGAGACCTGGACCGCCAAGGTTACGGTCGACGCCACCCGAGGCACCCTGGTGGTCGGAGGTCTCACCGCTGGTGACCACTTCCTGCGGGTGATCTACGACGCCGGCTTCGACGCCGACGCCACCGAGGCCGACACCTACGACCTGTCGGCGGTACCGGACTGGCTGCAGACGGCGGCGATGCTGTTCGCCCGGGCGCGCCTCGACAGCCACCCGCTGTTCAAGGAGGCCGAGGCGACCAAGGACGCGGCCGGCCTGGAGAGTGACGCTCACCAGATCCTGCTGCCCCACGTTCGGTACATGCCGGACGCGGTGCTGCCGTATTGAGGGGGCGGGTATGGCCGAGGAGATCGCCTTCGAGTTCGAGTTCCGCAATCAGCGCTACCGCAGCGCCGAGCAGGGACTGCGCGCCTTCGCCGCCAGCCTGAACAAGGCGCCGGAGCGCATGGCGCCGGCCCTGAAGCGCGAGCTGCGCACCTTCCTCGACGGCGTATCGCGGGCGATGCAGCAGCGTCACGGCAATCCCTGGCCGGGCGGTACCGGCCCGAAGACCCTGTCGCGCCGGTCCGGCCGGGCGCTGCAATCGATTGCACAGAGTATCGATGTTCGCGGCTCCACGCTGGCCGACATCCAGGGCTCCATCGGCGGCGTCGGCTATCTGCGTACGCATGAATATGGCGCGACGATCCGGGCGAAGCGGGCGAAGTACCTGACGATCCCGCTGCCGCCGGCGCTGAACCCTGACGGCACGCCCAAGAAGCGGTCGGCGCGGGACTGGCACGACACCTTCGTGATCACCTCGAAGGCGGGCAACCTGCTTATCGTCCAGAAGCGCGCCGGGCGGATCGTGCCGCTCTATGTGCTGAAGAAGGAGGTCACCATCCCGGCCCGGCTCGGCATGCGCGACACGCTGCAGGCGGGTCTGCCGCTGTTCGTCGACCGGGCTATGAGCCGGATGGCGCGGGAGGCCATCGATGCCTGACACCCTGCGCGAACGGATCATGGAAGCCCTGGTCGTCAAGCTGCGCACCATGCAGGAGGGCGAGCCGGCAGATGACCCCTATACCACTACGTTCTCGGTGGTCGAGGAGGCCCCGCTGGACGACGACGCCTGGAAGAAGGCCGCGGCCTGCGGCGTCTACGACACCGAGGAGGTTCCGGTCGAGTGGATGCACGACGTGGTCGACGCGGCGATCACCGTGGTCGTCGAGTTCCGCGTCTTCGTATCGACCGGTGACGTCGCGGCCAAGGAGCTGCGGCGGGTGCTCGGCGACGTGCGTCGCCGGGTGATGGAGGACACTACCCTGGGCGGTCTGGCGATGGACATCCGGGAGCTCAGGAACGAGTCCTACATCGACGAGCAGGACCGCCGGCGCACCTCGGGCGCGGTGATCCTGGCGATCGAGTATAGGCATCAGGCGGGCGACCCGCGCCAGGCCAGGTAAGGAGAGAGACCCATGACCGAGTACGTCAAGCTGCACGAGTTCGGTGGCGGTGCCGGGGTGACCGAGGGCAAGCTGGCCCGGGTCGTTCGCGCGCTCGCCCAGAATGACGCCCTGCGCGCCGCGTCGGGCGTGTCGGATCTGACCGACAACTCCGGTGGCGCTGCGGCGGACGGTACGATCGCGGCCATTCCCGACGTGACGCCCTACGACAGCGCCGGCACCGACCTCGCCACGAAGGCGGCGGTCGAGACCGCGTTGGGCACGGTGACCGAGGCCCTGGCCGAGATCGCCGACCAGGTGATCGCGGTCAACGCGGTGGTGCCGGCCCGCACGGTGACCAACAGCCTGGCTGACGTGACCGACGGCACGGTCGCTGCCGTGACCCAGTCGTTCACCGCCTCGGCCACCGACGGCGCCAACGCCGCGGGCCTCAACACGGTGCTCGGCAACGTCAAGAACACCGTCGCCCAGCTCGCTTGGGAGATCAATCAGCTGTGCGAGGCGACCGGCGTCGCCAAGCTGACCGACAACTCGGGCGGCACGCCGGTCTACACCGGCACGGTGGCCGACATCGACACCGACACCGGGACCGACGGCACCACCGACGCTACCTCGAAGGCGGACGCTGACGCCGCCTTCGCGGCGATCGCCGACGCGGTGAAGGAGCTGGCGACCAAGCTGAACGAGATCACCGCGGCCGGCAACGCCACGCCGAACGCGGCGGTCGTCGCCCAGTGATGGCCGAGGACGAGGTCCCACCGGTGGAGGGGAGGCGCAAGGCCTCCCCGAAGTCGATCGGCAAGCCGGTGCCGCCCGGCATCGGTGGTCGTTTCGTGATGGTCGACGGCCAGCGGTACCGCCCGGAGCAGGTCGCGCATATACTGGAGAAGACGCCCGACGGCCGCTGACCGCTCGACGGCTCAAGGACGAGCCTCAAGGAAGAGGAACTGAGACATGCCCCTGCTGACTCGCCGCGCGCTCGTCATGGCCAAGATCGAGAGTGTGAGCGGCACGGCCGAAACCCTGGCGGCGGCTGATGACGCCATCCAGGCGATCAATCCGGACTTCCAGCCCGACGTCACCACCCTCGAGCGCGAGATCGCTTATGAGGATCTGTCGCCGGCCGGCGTCGCTGCGGGGCGCAAGCTCGCCCGGATGACCTTCTCGGTCGAGGCCAAGTCCAACGGGTCGACCGATGACGGCGCCACTACGCCGCGGATCGGCCAGCTGCTGCGTGCCTGCGGCTTCTCGGAGACGCTGAACGACGGCACCGACATCACCTACGTCCCGGTGTCGACCAACTTCGAGACCGCGACGATCGAGATGTACTTCGACGGCCTCAAGCACCTGCTGACCGGGGCGATGGGCACCTTCACCCTGGAAGGCGAGGCGGGCCGCTACGGCCGGTTCAATTTCGAGTTCACCGGGCTGTGGAACGATCCGACCGACATGGCGCTGCCCTCGGCGACCTACGAGACGACCAAGCCGCCGAAGATCGAGAGCTCGCAGCTCACGGTCGACGGCAATTCGGATCTGGTGATCGGCCGCTTCTCGTTCGACATGGGCATCCAGATCAACGAGCGTCCCGACGTGAACTCGCCCGAGGGCGTCAAGGGCATCCGCATCACCGGCCGTCAGCCGACCGGCGGCATCGATCCGGAGGCCACCCTGGTCGCCGACGAGGATTTCTGGGGCAAGCTGAGCACCGCCAAGCAGATGGCGGTGTCCGGCCAGATCGGATCGACTGCCGGCAACATCATCGCCTATTCGGCGCCCAAGGTGCAGTACACCGGCCTGACCTATCGCGACCGCAACGGCATCCGCACCTACGACGCCGGCCTGCGCCTGGGCCGCGACACCGGCAACGACGAGTTCCAGCTCGTCTTCAAGTGAGGAGGACGCCATGGCCTGCAACGAGCTGACCTATACGCCCGGCAAGGGCTCGCGGGACGACACAGCCCTTCGCCAGGCCTGGGAACGGGTCAAGGAGACACTGCCCCGTCTCGAAGACACACCGGCCCGGGACGATTTTCCCAAGGGCGTCCAGAGCACCTGATCCGCCGAAGGCCGCCTCGTGCCGGCCCTGCGGTGGAACAAGGGGGTGGCCTTGCCTGGGGCCGCCCCCTTTGTTGTTTGCAATTGATTGCACAAGGAAACCGGCGATGCGGGTCAAGGTGTTCATCGTCCAGCGGACCAACGGCGAGATCCTGGCCGCAAAGCTGGCCCGCGACCCCGCCCAGGCGATTGCGAAAGCCAACGCCCCTTGTAGAGTGCGGGTGCTATGGGCAGACAAGCTGCCCCCCGACACTGGCCATGCACCGAAGGAGCGGATCGATGGCACTCGTGGGGATGAACCTGAGCGGCGTGCGTCAGTACGTCTCGAAGGATGACCCGGCGCGCGACCAGGATGACTATCCGACCGCCGACGCCACCGTTTTCGAGCTGGGCTCGCTCGACGTCTTCCTGATGTCCTGGGTCTACGACCGGGCAATGAGCCTGGGCGACAACGGACAGATGGCCCTGAACACCAACGCCACGAACCTCGACGCGGTGCGCTTCGGCCTCAAGGGCTGGCGCAACTTCCGCGACGAGCAGGGCAACGACATCCCGTTCAAGACCAAGCAGCAGGCGGTCAACGGCAAGACCTACACGGTGGTCGCCGACGAGAGCCTGCAGTACCTGTCGATCGCCCTGGTGCGCGAGCTCGCCGCCGAGATCAAGCAGGTCAACCAGGTGACCAAGGAGGAGGCAAAAAACTCCGCAGCGGCGTGATCGCGCTGGTTCTGCTCCCGGAGCGGGATTGCGCCGCCTGCACCGACCGCCAGCAGCGGGCCTGGGGCTGCCACGCGGTCCAGAACGAAGATGGCGACTGGGAGAACGCCGCGGAGGACCCGATCGAGCTCGACGGCGAGACGGCCTTCCGCTGCCCCCGGCGGCCGATCAAGGACGATCCGCGTGGCTGGCACCAGCTGCTGACCTACCGGCGGATGATGAACAAGGGCTTCCTGCCCGAGGCGGGCGGCCTGCATGACCAGCCGGTTCGGCTGATGTCCATGCTCTCGTTGGTCGACGCCACGTTCGAGGAGGCCTTCGAGGAGAAGAGGGAGCAGAGCCGGCAGAACCGTCGGTAAGGTCAGGAGACCCGCAGGATGCCGTTCGACGGACGCCCCAGCCAGCAGGAGCTGGAGTTCATCATCAAGATGCGCGACGAGGCGTCGCGCGTCCTGCGGGATGTCGGCGGTACTACCGAACGCACCGGTCGTCAGGCGCGCGACACGGGCCAGCAGTTCCGGGAGATGGCCCGCAGCCTGGGCGAGGTCACCGCCGGGCTTGCCACTATGTACGCCCAGGCCCGGCTGATCCGGGGAGCCCTCGGCACCTTCGGCGAGCTCGAAAGCCAGATGATCGCGGTCGCCAAGACCACCGATCAGACGGCGGCCGAGACCGAGCAGTTCACCGCCCAGTTCCGAGAGATGGCGCGGGAGATCCCGCAGGCCCGTGCCACCCTGGCCGAGATCGCCGTGGTCGCCGGCCAGCTCGGCATCCGCGGCACCGACAACATCCTGTCGTTCACCAAGGTGATCGCCGAGCTGGGGTCGGCCTCGAACCTGGCCGGCGAGGAGGCCGCCACTGCGCTCACCCGGATGCTCAACGTGATGGGCGAGGGTATCGGCGAGGCCCGCCGGCTGTCGGACGTCATCGTCACGCTGGGCAACAACGCCGCGACCAACGAGCGCCAGATCGCCGAGATGGCGACCGAGATCGCGCTGGCCACGGCGACCTTCGAGATCGGCACCACCGCAGCGGCGGGCATCGGTGCCGCCATGGCCGAGATGGGCCTGCGCGCCGAGGTTTCCGGCACTGCTGTGGGTCGGACCTTCCGGGCGATCGATCAGGCGCTCAAGACCGGAGAGGGTCGCAGCGCGGTCGAGGCGCTGACCAACCTCATCGGCCCGGCGCTCGACCAGGCCTTCGAGAACGACCCGACCGAGGTGTTCGAGAAGTTCATCGAAGGCCTCGGCGCGGTGATCGATCAGGGCGGCAACTACTATGAGGTGCTGGAGGAGCTGGGCCTGCAGCAGGAAGAGGTCAACAAGACCATCGTCCCGCTGGCCAGCAACTATGAACGGTTCGCGCTGCGGCTGCGCCAGGCCAACACGGCGGCGGCCGAGGGCGGCGCTACGGCGGAGGAGGCGGCCCGGGCCTACGAATCGTTCAACGCCCAGGTCCAGCTGCTCCAGAACGCCTTCCAGGACTTCGTTACCTCGGTGGGCGAAGCCCTTGCGCCGCTGGCGACCGAGATCATCCAGACCGTCACCGACGCGCTGAACAATCTGAACGACGCCTTCCAGGACCTGCCCCAGCCGGTCCAGGAGTTCATCGCGGTGGGCGCCGGTATCGCGCCGATGGCTGCCGGGGCCGGATTGGCCATCAAGGGCGCAACCTTCGCCCTTGGGCCGTTCACCGCGGCGATCGGTACCGCGGCGGTTGCCCTGGGGCCGGCCGGTCTCGCCATCGCCGCGGTGACCGCCGGCGCCATCGCACTTGGTGTCCAGCTCGGCAAGACCACGCCGACGATTCGTGATTTCCGCGACGTCCAGGATGAGGTCAAGGAGGCGACCGACCTCGCCAACCAGGTGATCGAGGGCCAGGTCGACGCCAACTCGGATCTCGGCGAGTCGGTCAAGGAGACCCTGCCGCTGCTGCTGCAGGAGGCCCAGGGCCACCTGGCAGTGGCCGAGGCGATGATCGCCCGGCTGTCGGCGGCGCGTGACCTGCAGCGCGAGGGATTCGCCGAGGGCGCGGCGCCGGGCGAGAGCGGCTTCGGCACCCAGATTGACCAGTGGCGCCAGGATGCCCAGGACGCCCGCAGTGCAATCATTGCACTGGAGGACTCGATCGCCGGGCTGAACCGCGAGGCTGGCATCATCGGTGGCGGGGCCGGTGGTACCCTGGCCGGGGCGGTGGTCCGGCCGCCCAGCCCCTCGGGCAGCGGCGGAGAGGACGACCCCGAGACCGATCCGCCCCGTGTCCCGTCGCTTGGCGGCGGCAGTGGCAGCGCGCCCAGCTTCCTGAGCGACCTGGAGGCCTTCGAGCGCCAGGGACAGCTTGCCCTGTTGTCGGACTACCAGCGCCAGGTGGCTCAGGTCGAGCAGGAGTTCCGCGACCTGCGCGAGGCGATCAGCGGCGCCGCCAATGAGGAGGAGCTGCTGGCCCGGGCGGTTGCCGCCCGCGACGACGCCCTGCGCGCCCTGGCCCTGGAGCGCGACCGGGAGGTCGCCAAGATCGTCGAGCAGTCCGATGCCGTCGCCGGCGAGATCGAGGCGCTGAGCCAGGGCCAGGAAGCCTACGAGGCCTACAATCGGGCCCGGCAGATCGACTCCAATGTGGCGCAGTTCCGGGAGTCCTTGGAGGCCGCCGGGGCCGAGAAGCAGAAGGTCGACGAGCTCACTGCGGCCTACCGGCAGAACCTGGAGCAGAAGGACGCGGTCGAGGCGGCGCTGAAGGAGTTCGGCCCGGCGGCCGATCAGGCTGGCCAGGCGTTCTCGAACTTCGCCAGCTCGATGATCCTGCAGTCGGACTCGATGGCCGAGGCCCTGTCCCGGCTGTCGCTGCAGCTGGCCGAGATCGCCCTGCAGGCCGGTCTGCTGGAGCCGCTCCAGAAGGGCATCTCCGGCATCGTCAGCGGTCTGCTCGTCCCCAGCGCCCAGGGCAACGTCTTCGGCCGCGGCGTCACTGGGCACCTCAACGAGGTGATCAGCCAGCCGACCCTGTTCGCCTTCGCCAAGGGGGTCGGGCTGATGGGCGAAGCCGGCGATGAGGCGGTGATGCCGCTGGTCCGGCTGAGCAACGGCGATCTCGGAGTCCAGGCCCAGGGCGGCGGGGGATCGGTGGTGTTCGCGCCGCGGACTTCTGTCTCGGTCCAGGGCGGCAGCTCGGGCGATCAGCAGGCCGATCAGCGCCTCGCCGAGCAGATCGGCCGCGAGCTCGACGAGATCATGAACGCCAAGATGGCGGAGTTCATGCAGGAGCAGCAGCGGCCAGGGAACATGCTGAACCCCGGCTACGGGGATCAGCTCGGGACCATGAGGTACTGACATGGCCACGCTGTTCGCCCCGCCCCAGCCGCCCGACCGCGGCATTTCCTGGACCACCAAGCCCCGGGTGCTCGAGGCCAAGTTCGGTGACGGCTACTCGCAGCGCGCCGGCGACGGCCTCAACACCATGGAGCTCGAGACGACCGTGACCTGGTCGCATCTCGAGACCGAGGAGGCCGACGAGCTGATCGAGTTCTTCGAACAGCAGGAAGGCTATCTGCCGTTCGACTGGACGCCGCCGGGTCATGTCCAGCCCTACCGGCTGATCTGCACCCAGTGGACCAAGACGCCCGTCGCCTACAACGTCGTCACCGTCCGGGCGCGCATGAAGCGCGTCTTCGATATCTGAGGGCCCGGGCATGAACATCACGATGTACATCGGCAGCGCCGGGTCCCCGACCTCCTGGGATACCGCCTGGAAAAGCCAGTTCGAGAGCTGGGGGCACACCGTCACCTTTGCCAGCGAGGGCGATGCGGCGGACCCCTCGGCCGACCTGTTGGTCACGCTGGAGAGCGTAAACAGCTCCAACGTCGCCAATCTCGATGGGCAGGGTGTACCGATTCTGACCCTCGAAGGGGCGACCCACGACGAGTTCGGCCTGGGCGACGCCGGCGCGACCGACGGCACCGTTGCCGACATCACGATCCGGGCGCTGCGCGCGCCGATCACCGACGGCTACGCGGTCAACGACGTGGTCACCTGGTCGGACGGCGTCGCCGATATCGGCCACATGGGCAGCCCGGTCAACGACGTCGTCCAGATCGGCGACAATGCCTCGGGCCAGAGCGTCATCTCGCTGGTCGAGGAGGGCGACACCGACGAGCTGGGCAACGTCGCCACTGAGCGCCGCGTCTTCCTGGCCGGCGGCAACGATCCGTCCACCCTGACCGCCGCCGCCCTGGCGATCGTCGAGAAGGCGGTCAACTGGGCCGCCGCGTCGATTCGCGGCCCGTCGGTGAAGGCCAGCGGCAACGACCTGGACAGCGGCAGCGGGGCCTCACCGCTGATCCTGACCGGGGTCACGACCCAGGGCACCGAAGACAAGCTGATCGTCTCGATCACCGGCCTGTCGCCCTCTTCGGCGAATACGATCACCGCCGTCGAGTTCCAGGACAGCGACGGCTCGAACCCGGTCTCGATGTTCGAGGGTGGGGCCGGCAACCACGACATCAACGTCGACTGGGACGCGGCACACACCGCGATCTGGTACCTCGACGACCCGCCGGCCAAGACCAACGGTCGGATCGTCGTCACGTTCTCCGGCACCTGGCACAGCTCGCGCAATACCGTGATCGCCTACACGGTGAACGGCCTGGCCTCCGGGGCGCCTACGTTGATCGGAACCGAGGGCAGTGCCAGCGAATCGAAGTCCGTGACCTACACGCCGGCCTCCGCGCCCGGCCAGCTGCACGTCGCCATCAACAGCGAGTGGAACACCACCTGGGACGTCACGAATCTGCGCGTCTTCGCCGAGGAGTTCCCTGACCAGTATTACGGCGGCCATGCCGCCTACGACGACACCGACGGCACCTCGGAGATCACCAGCAGCTGGACGCGCATTTCGTGGCAGGACAACTCGTATGTCGCGGTGTGGTGGCCGGCCGACATCGGCGCGCCCGCGGTCAATACGGCGCTGCCGGCGATCACCGCCACCGGGGCCATTGCGGCGTCAGCGTCCGGTGACCGGGAAGGGTCTGTTGGCACGATCAGCGCCTCGGGCGCTCTAGAGGTTACCACCGACGCACCGGCGGTAGCGATCAACACAGCCCTGGTGGTCGGCTACTCAGGTGGGCTCACGACCGGCGATCAGGTGGTCAAGGACCGCCTCGAGACCATCCTGGGGCACACTGTCACGGTGAAGGACGACAGTGACGGCGGCTGGACCCCGACCAACTACGACCTGCTGGTGATCGTCCCCTCGACGAACTCGTCGAACACCGAGTGGCTGTTCACCGAGGGCGTGCCGATCGTCACCACCGAGGGCGCGACCTGGGACGAAAGCGAGCTGGTCACCGGCTTCGGCCTATCGGCCGACGAGCTGACCGAGGACGTGGTGGTGCGCGACCCAACGCATCCGATCATGCAGGGGTGGTCGCAGGACGAGATTGTCAAGTTCACCAACAACGGCTCGGCCCAGGGGTTCATGCAGACCTTGGCACCGGGGGTCGACGGGCTGGCCGAGATCAAGAACAGGTCCGGGTACTGGGGTGTCCTGGCGGCAGAGGCCGGCACGGTGAAGCCGGCGCGCATCGCCTTCGTTGCCGGTGCCGTCGCGTCCGATTGGACCTCGAACGCCACGATCATGTTCGACCGGGCGGTCAGCTGGGTGCTCAACAACCTGGGCAAGAACGTCACGATCTCCGGCACCGGCGCCCTGTCCGCCACCGCCAGGCACGACGGGTCGGCCGCGGTATCGATCGCCGCGACCGGTGCAATCATTGCACAAGTCGACAAGCAGCTCGACTTTGCCGACACGTTCTTCGCCGAAGGCACCCTCGCCGACACTGGCACGATCACGGAGTCGGTGACCACCACCAGCGAGCACGACGTGCTGCTGGTCTCGCTCAGCGTCGAGGATCATACGTTCGCTGGCCAGGAATGGACCGTCACCTTCGACGGGGTCGCCATGGAGGTTGCGGTCGAGGCGGCGACCGGCCCCAAGGACGGCTCGTCGTACAACTACGCCGCCGTGTTCTACGTCGAGAGCCCGGGCGCCAAGACCGCCGATGTGGTGCTGCAGTCGACCGGCCTGCCGCGCGAGGTCAGCTACCGGATCGAGGCGCTGACCGGGGTAGAGCTGGGCGGGCCGGTTGACACTGCCGCCAGTTTCGTCACCGATGCGGCGGCGCACGAGATCTCGATGAACAACCCGACCGGCCAGGCGATCGGCGTCTCGGTCGCCTCGGTCGGCGACGTGATCGACATCGATCCGACCGAGGGGTCGGAGGAGAAGGCGCATCTCGACAACGTGTCGTCGACCACGGCGATCTCGCACCGGGTGGTGCCCAGCGGCGATAGCACCTTCGGTTGGGCGATCCCGGCGCGCCATGTCGATGCGTCGATCGCGATCACCGGAATCGGCACGGTGTTGGCCGCGACCCAGGGCGACACCGGCACCGGCGACCCGGGCGGTACCGGCCGCGGCATCGCCAGCGCGCCCAGCTACGCCGAGCCGCTCTACACCGCCGACGGCAGCGACATCCCGGCCGGCGCCCTCGACGCCGGGGACTACGGCTCGATCGCGGCCTGGCTCGACGACCTGGAAGCCCAGGGCAAGCCCGGCAAGATCGGCTCGGGCACCTGGGACTTCTCGGGGCTGGGCAAGCGCGAGATCACCCAGTCGATCTACGGCTACGACACTGGCACCGGTCGGCCGGTGCTCGACGCCGGCGGCTCGGGCGCCCTGTACTTCCATGCCAACAACCTGCGGTTCCAGTACCTGCACTGGAAGAACTGGCCTGTCGCGCTCTGCAACATCGACGACACGGTGTACAGCGAGGACGGCGAGACCGACAACGAGTACCAGTTCTCGTCGAGCCGGACCAACTACAGCTACTTCGTCGGCCCGGCGCGCAACGTGTCGACGCCGGTCTCGCCCGGCGACAACACCGGTCTCCGGGTACTCGACTGCGTGTTCGAGGACTGCGACACCTGCGTCGGCGCCCTGAAGGGCCCGCACTCGATCCGCGACGTGCATTTCGGTCGCAACGAGGTTTACGACGGCAAGGGCTGCGTGGCGCTGCTCGGCTACTACCACGGCAGCCTGCGGTTCTACCAGAACCATGTCCATGACATGCCGCAGGGCACCTCGAAGGGCAACCACGTCGGCACGATCGTCTGGATGAACGCCAACCGGACGATGGGACGCGACGTCAACCCGGCGGTGTACATCGACAATAACGAGTTCTACCGGATCACCTCGACCCACAGCCACAACAAGATTAATGGCTCGGTGGTCGCTGACATCCGCCAGGTCACCGGGTGGTACTTCCGCAACAACATCGTGAAGGACTGCACCAACAGCGCGCATCACAGCGACTGCAATGCGCTCTACGCCAAGTGCTACGACATCACGATCGACAACTGCCTGTTCGAGAACTGCGGTGCGAACTCGACCGACGACGTGAACGGTTCCGAAGGCGGCATCATCACCTTCAAGGGGGGCGACAGTTTCGGCCCGGTGATGGTTACCGACTGCGACTTCATTGCCGGCGCCACGAGCGACTGCCCGATGATCCTGTCTTCGCACGGCCAGTTCACGATCAAGCGCTGCACCTTCAAGGACTTCCAGACCAGTCTGCCGCGCGATTGGACGCGGCGGAACACCATGGTCCACACCTACTCGGGCGGGGTGTACACGATCCAGGACTGCGAGGTGATCAACTGCGGCGGCGACGGCTTCTTCTTCGCCCATCGCGGCGGTGACTACGGGCATCTCCTGGAGAACATCATCGACGTAAATTGGGACGGTACCAACCGCCGCGACATCATCCTCGGCCCGTCCGGCTCCGTGTCGCTGGTCAACTGCAAGACCGCGGACGGCCAGGACCTGGTGCTGACGTAGGAGATCCGGCATGGCAAACCGCTTTCTCGTCGTCGGCGCGCTCTGGGCGCTCAAGGGCTCGGTCAACCGGCAGGTCGCCGCGTCGTCGGTGTCGGCCACCGGCACGATCTCGGTCGAGGCGTCGTTCCAGCGCCAGGCCAGCATAGCGATCAGCGCGACGCCGTCGATCTCGGTCGCCTCGACGGGCACCGGCGGGGCCGGCCGGGCCGCCTTCGTCAGTGCTACCGGGGCGATCAGCGTCGCCGCCAGCAAGGGGGGCTTGGCGGCAGCCATCATAAACCCTCCCGCGGCTGACGTCGGCGCTTCGGCATCGAAGTCGGCCGGCGTCAGCGTCCAGGTCGAAGGGGAGGGGGCGGTCCGGGTCGTCGAGGCGGCCTCGACCGGCGCCGGCCAGCACTCGGTCAGCGTCACCGCCAAGGGCGGGATCGACGTCTCGGTCGCGCGCACCGGTCTGCAGATTGCCGTCCAGACGGTCAGTGCAACCGGTTCGATCGCGGTGGTGGCGACCCAGGGTGTCGCCGGCGAGAGCAGTGTCAGCCTGTCCGCGATCAGCGGCATCGCGATCCAGGTCAGCCGCACCTCCTCGATCGCCGAGGAGAAGCAGAGGCTTACGCCCAGCCCTCCCATCTGGCTGTTCCAGCTCGACGCCACGGCGCTGGGCGGCGAGGTGTACTACTTCACCCCGACCACATTCTCGAAGAGCCCGGTGTACTACGACGGTCAGAAGTACGACCCGATCGACATCGAGGTCCGCGGCTTCGAGTGGTCGGGCAAGGGGGCCCTACCCAGGCCGACCGTGCGCCTGTCCAACGTCAAGAAGGTGCTGTCGGCGGCTCTGGTATCCTACGACGACCTGATTGGCGCCACGGTGACCCGCATCCGGACGTTCCGGCGGTTCCTCGACGACCAGCCCTCGGCCGACCCGAACGCCCACTTCACGCCGGACGTGTTCGAGGTCGAGCGCAAGGTGACGGCCAACAAGGTGTTCGTCGAGCTCGAGCTGGCAGCTTTGGCCGACCAGGCCAACCGCACGCTGGGCCGGCCGATCCTGCGCGAAGTCTGCCTGCACCGCTACCGGCGCTGGGACGCCGACAGCGGAGCGTTCGACTACAGCAAGGCAACCTGCCCCTATGTCGGCGCCGCCTATTTCGACGAGAACGGCAATGCCGTGGCCGACCTAAGCCAGGACCGCTGCGGCAAGCGGCTCGATCACTGTCAGGCCAGGTTCGGAACGCAGCCGCTGCCGACGCGGGCGTTTCCGGGCGTCGGGAGGGTGCGATCGTGATGTTCGACACACCGGTGATCGACGCCATCAAGGCGCATGCTCGGCAGGCCTATCCGGCGGAGAGCTGCGGCGTGGTGGTCGACGGGGTCTATCATCCCCAGCAGAACCTGGCGGAGGACCCGACCCGGGCCTTCGAGATGGATTTGCAATTGATTGCACGGCTCGGCGACCGGCTGCAGGCGGTGGTGCACAGTCACCCCGATGGCCCGGCCAGCCCGTCGGCCGCCGACATGGCCCAGCAGATCGCCATGGCCAGGCCCTGGGGTCTGGTCTACGTCACCGCCAGCGACGTGTCGGAGCCGGTGTTCTGGGGTGATCAGGTGCCCGCAGTCCCGCTGTTGGGCCGATCGTTCCTGCACGGGGTCTGGGACTGCTACAGCCTGGTGCGCGACTGGTACCGCCAGGAGCGCCAGGTCGTGCTGCGCGACTTTCCCCGAGACGACGAATGGTGGCATCAAGGCGGCAACCTGTACCTGGAGAACTTCCGCAAGGCCGGATTCGAGCCGGTCGACATGGCCGGGCTCGAGACGGGCGACGTGGTGATCTTCCAGGTGGCGTCGAAGGTGCCGAACCACGCCGGCGTCTATCTCGGGGATGGCACGATCATCCACCACCTGTACAATCGCCTGTCGGTGCGCGAGCCGATCTATCGCTGGATGCGCTACGCAAGGATTGCAGTGAGGTACGCGCCATGATGCGGGACGTCCATCTGCACGGCCATCTGCACGAGCGGTTCGGAGGCCCCTACCGCTTCGACCTGGACACGCCGATCGAGGCGGTCCGGGCGTTCCGCTCGCAGCTGCCAGGCTTCATCGACGCCCTGCGCGAGGGTTCGTACCGGGTGGTGATCGGTGACCCGGACGACGGCTTCGACGTCGGGATCGACGAGCTGTCCTTCCGCATGGGTCGCCAGCCGGCTTTGCACATTATCCCGGTGCCCGAGGGGCACAAGCGGGGTGGTCTGGGCAAGGTGATCCTGGGCGTGGCGATGATCGGGGCCGCCTTCGTGTTTGCACCCGCGGCGGCTGGCGCCTCGGCGGTGGGCTCGGTTGGGGCGGCGACCAATGCTGCGGCCTCGGGTCTGGGGGCGACCGCGTTCCAGATCGGCGGCCTCTCGATCAGCTATGGCCAAATCGCGCTGATGGGCGCCTCCATGGCGCTGCAGGGCTTCTCGCAGCTTCTGGCCCCGACCCCGACCGTTCGCAGCCTGGAGCGGCCCGAGGAGCGCCAGAGCTTCCTGTTCTCGTCTCCGGACAATGTCGGCAGCGAGGGCGGCATCGTGCCGATCGCCTACGGCAAGCGGGTGTTCGTCGGCTCGGTGACCATCTCCGCCGGCATCACGACCGAGGAGTATTCGGCGTGACCCACCAGACCCGGATCATCGGTCGCAAGGGCGGCAAGGGCGGCGGGGCCAGTCAGCCCTACGAGGCACCGAACAGCCTGCGCTCGCGCTCGACCGCCCGCTCGATCGACCTGATCAGCGAGGGACCGATCCGCGGCCTGAAGCACGGCCACCGGTCGATCTTCCTAAACGGCACCCAGCTGCAGAACGACAACGGCACGTACAATTTCGACGGGGTCAGCGTGAGCACCCGGGTCGGCACACCGGATCAGGATTACATGCCGGGGTTCTCGCGGGTCGAGATCGACAAGCCGGTCGGTGTCCAGGTCACCCAGGCCGCGCCGTTCGTATTCTCGATCACCGACGACGACGCAGACGCGGTGCGGGTCACCGTGCGCATCCCGTCGCTGATGCGGGCGGTTGATGACACCGGCGACATCGTCGAGACCGAGGTTCGGATCAAGATCGATGTGCGCGAGAGCGGCAGCGTCTACCTGACCAAGGTCGACGACACCATCGCCGGCAAGACGGTGTCACCCTATGAGCGCAGCTACCGCATCAGCCTGCCGCAGACCTTCGGCGCGCCCTGGGACATCCGGGTGATCCGGGTGACCCCCGATTCCGACAGCGCCAAGCTGAACAACGAGACCTACGTCTCGCGTTACACGGAGCTCTACGAGCACAAGTTGATCTACCCCGACTGCGCCCTGGTCGGGCTCGAGGTCGACGCCGAGAAGTTCGGCGGCACCATCCCGAAGCGCACCTATGAGCTGGAGGCGCTTGAGATCCAGGTGCCGTCGAACTACGACCCGGAGACCCGCAGCTACAGCGGCATCTGGGATGGCACCTTCAAGCTGGCGGTGACCGACAATGCCGCCTGGGTGGCCTACGACCTGGTGCTCAACGACCGCTACGGCATGGCCCAGTACGCCCCGGGGCTGACGGTCGACAAGTGGACGATGTACGAGATTGCCCAGTATTGCGACGAGCTGGTGCCGGACGGGCAGGGCGGTCAGCGCCCGCGTCACACATTCAACGGGGTGATCCGCTCGGAGGAAGAGGCCTACCACATCGTCCAGTCGGTCGCTTCGACCTTCAACGCCATGCTGCACTACGGCTCGAACCAGGTGGTGTTCAGCCAGGACAAGCCCGGCGAGCCGGTCAAGCTGGTCACCCCGGCCAACGTGATCGACGGCAAGTTCGACTACCAGGGTGTCGGACTGCGGGCGCGGCACTCGGTGGTGCTGGTCCAGTGGCAGGACCCGGAGCAGCTGGGCGAGCCGGCGATCGAGGTGGTCGAGGACGTCGAGCTGATCGAGAAGCGCGGCTACAAGCCCCTGAAGGTGGTTGCACTTGGTTGCAACAACCGGGCGGAGGCCCATTACAAAGGCCGGTGGATTCTCGACAACGAGAAGTATGCCCCGGACGCCGTGACCTACCGGGCGAGCTGGGACCACGTCGACGTGGTGCCCGGCGACATCATCGCCATCGCCGACCCGTCCTATGCCGGGGTGCGCTATGGCGGCCGGATCATCGCCGCCGATGACGAGAGCGTCACCATCGACCAGGAGGTCGAGCTCGACGTCTCCGAGGCCTACGAGCTGTCGGTGGTGCTGCCCGATGACACGGTGGAGAGCCGCGAGATATACAACGGCGCCGGCGTGATCAACGTGCTGCGGTTCAACGACCCGTTCTCGACCACGCCGCACCCGGGCGCGATGTGGGTGCTGTCGGGCTCCAATGTCGAGCCGCGCCAGTTCCGGGTGATCTCGGTGCGCGAGACCGAGCGGGGCCAGGTCGAGATCAATGGCGCCTTTCACGACCCGAACAAGTACGAGCGGATCTACTTCGACCGGCGCCTGCCGCCGGCGAGCTATTCGACGTTCCCGACCGGGCCCCTGCTCAAGCCGATCGACCTGGAAGTGCGCGAGTACATCTACGCCTCAGGCACCACGCTGAAGACCGCGGCCTTCCTGAGCTGGAGCAAGCCGAACGACCCCCGCGTGACCTTCTTCGAGATCGAGGTCAAGCGCCCGGGCGGCAGCTGGACCAGCTGGGGGCCACCGACTCAGACCCTGACTGTCGATCTCGGTGACACCGTGCTCGGCGTCTGGGAGTTCCGGGTGCGCTCGCTGGCCACCTTCGCTGGTCAGTCGGACTGGACCACGCATGTCCACAACATGGTCGGCGAGGCGGCGCCGCCCAGCGACGTCGACGACTTCGACATCCAGATCGTCGGCGACCAGGCGTTCCTGACCTGGGACCCGGTGCCCGACCTCGACGTCGAGTTCTACCGCATCCGACACACGCCTCAGCTGATCAACGCCAGCTGGGAGAACGCGGTGGTGTTGATTAACAAGGTGCCGCGCGATCTGTCCCAGATCAACGTGCCGGCACGCACCGGCACCTATCTGATCAAGGCGGTCGACCGC